GGCATGATTGATCGGAGTGCCTATATCATCCCACCATTTTAAGTCATAAAGTTCCTGCATTATCTCTACAGTGTCAGTGCTCAACACGGATATACCGCATTTGGTAGCTAAAACTTCTATTTCAGGACTCATCATCTACTCCAATACCATGTGTTTTTTTGCAAACCTAACGCCCGCTTCAAATGCTTGTCGTCTTTCGCGAGTAAAGCACCACTCAGGGTATGCTATTTCGCAACAATTCAAAGGCTTACGGCTTTGTGGTGCTGTGTAGAGTGGTATAACGTCATCATATATGTATGTTCGTTTCATCGGGTTAACCCTAGAAAACATAAACTCACCAGTAGTTTTGTCTACAACTTTCCAAGCCACAGGCTCTTGCTCAGGTTGGATTAGTAGTTCTTTCGTGTCCTGGTGCATTTTTACATAAGCAAGGTCTATAATGTGTGGCGCAACACATAACCATGCTGCTAACAACTCTCTTTCTTTGCTCATATCTTCACCCTATTGACCGCAACCGCATCAATCCTGCGCTCTCTTTCAGTCATCATGGCTGCTGCATAGTTGTAGGCAATTTCAGCAAGGTCTGACTTGTTAGTTAGTTCAAACGACCGATGGGCGATTATCCTTTGCATGGCTAAACCTGCAAAGTAGTCAAGTGGGCTTATTGGTTCTCTCATTACTAGGCTCTATATAAGGGGATAATATTTACAAGAACATCCTTGTTGTTCTCCGGTCTGTATTTGCTAATCTGGACGGTTTGGTAACGATCTCCATTCTTTCTTGTCCATTCATACATATAAGCAACAGGGTTCTTTGTTGCTTCTTTCTGTGCCAGCTTTCCATCTTCAAAGCCTCGGTTGTAGGCGTTGCTGTGGAAAAGGCTAGTGGATGTCATGACTGTGCTGCGCCTCTAATTCAGCAGCACGCTTACCCGCTTTGAAACCGTCATAAAACATTTCAAAAGCAAAGGCTTCAATGATTGACAAAGGTATTTCGCCCACCAATCTGTAATGCTCGGCAAGCAGCTTAAGTCTATGAATATGCGCCTCATCATCTTTAAAAAACTTCATTACGTGCCTCCTGCTGCATTTGATTTGCCTTATCTAAAAGGGCAAAGTAGCCATGCTCGGCTAGGTAGTCGTCATATCGCTGGTCTACTATCAAGTATGGACACTCAGTCTTGATTTTCTTGATTTTTTCTATTATCTCTTCATATGTCATGGCATTAACCCTCTAATATACTTTTGATACCAAGGCTCTGGTGGCGGCTTCTTTTGCATACTTAGCAGTATGCAGCTCTAACTTATTGCTTCTTTGCACCCAATTAATGAACAACATCATGTCTGGACTAAAGGTAAAGTAGCCATCGCCTTTAGCTGCCAATCGTTCGATGCTTGCTAAAATGATTTCGGTGTTATTTCTATACCACCGATTTAACGAGTCTGGGCTGTAATACGCCTTGCCATCCTCTGCAATCAGCTCATAAGCTTGGCCTTTTGCCTTGCTGCTCCTGACCAAGCTTGCAAACTGAGGTACGGTGAAATGAAGAAAGGATGCAGCCTGTGCAAAGGGCATTAACCCATACTTGTGGGCACATTTTTTTTCAGCCCTCCTGTCTCTGGCATTACGGATAAGAGCCTCTTTGTGCTTTTGGTAATAAGCGTCTTTTCGTTCCTTCTCCGTCATTTAATAGCGACCCTAAACCCTGCGCTTTCAATCTTAACTCCCTCACAACCACCAGCAGCTTTAATACCTGCTTTGTCCAGACTTATAAATACCTGTTCTTTGAAGAAGCGTGCAGGTATCTTGCTCTCGTCAATCACTTGTACTGATGCAGGTAGCTTGGCTAACTTGAGTGCTATGTCGGGCGCTTTTATGGCACTATGACCTGACTTGCTCATGTTTGATTGCAAGTAGCCTCTTAGCCACTCTGCCTTGTTTTCCAAAGCTTTGCGTCTTGCTTTTTGTCTCTTTTCAACCTCTTCAATGGCAGAGGCTTGCGCCTCCATGCTGGCGATAAATCGACCGACATTAAGTAGCTTTTCGTCTAGCTCTCCGTCTAAGCTTTCCATTGTGTCAACGGCTGTTTGTTGGTCAATGTCATTCTCTGGGTCTGTTAAGAAGTCCAGAGCTTGCATGTAGTTTGTGGTTAATTCGTATAAGTTCATTAACTTGCTCCTAATGTTCTAGGTGGGAATTTATAATTTATAATCGTGGCGTATTTACCGCGATTATCTAGTAGTAAATGTGTTGGTGAGGTAAGGAACTCGCTGAAACATTCTGCAAGCCCATAATCCGCGTCTACCTTGAACTTAACAAAGTCTTGGCAACTATCAAAATCAACTATGCCTGTATGAAGGCAGTTATTATTTTCAAAATAGATACGCTGATTAACCCATTTTTTTGCCATGTCCTTTGCTTTTCCCAAAGAATGAAAAGCACAAACAAATTCGCGGGCTAAGAGGTTTTCTATCACGCCACCATCACTAAAATACTCAACCATGATGGTGTCTGGCTTACCATCCTTACCCTTATTAACACGGTAAGCTGTTCTGGATACTTCTCGCCATTCTGGGATGTAATCAGAGCTTAAAATAGCCCCGCGGCTGGACTCTTTATCAAGTTGCAACTCGACAACTGGGAACTCAAACCCACAATCAGGACAATAAGCCCTAGCTGCATGGACTATAGACTCACATTCTGGACAAGCTTTAACAGGGGCTTCACCTTTCTGTTTCTCTTCGTCTTTTTTCTGCCTAATATTAACGTCATCAACCGCACCAAGTCGCTGGATGTTGCCTGCGTAGTCCAGCACAAGGCAATTTGTCTTGCTCTCAGATATTCGTAAGCCTCTGCCCGACATCTGCACATACAGACCAACCGATTGCGTGGGGCGCAACATAATCAAAAAGTCTATGTTAGGCACGTCAACCCCAGTGGTGAGGCAATTAACATTTGCCAAGCAGCGGATATGCCCGCTTTTTAGGTTTTTAATCAATTCATCCCTTATTTTGCTAGGAGTCTTACCCGACACCACCGCACAACTAACGCCATTAGCATTGAGATAAGCGGCAACATGATTGGCATGTTCCACTGACACACAAAAGACAAGGCCAGTCTTTCTGCCCTCTATCTTGGGCATGGCATCATTTAGTGCCTTATCTGTCACAGGGTCAACAGCCGCCATCAAGTCAGACTCAACAAACTCACCCCCTCTTTTCTTAACAGAACTGATGTCAATGATAAAGCTGGTTTTCTTTGTGGTTAATGGACACAAGAAGCCTCGCTCCAGCAGGTCTGCCATGAAAACCTCATGGGCAATGCCGTCAAAGAGCGCGTCTTTACCAATGTGCAGATAACCGCTGTCCAGCCTATATGGGGTGGCTGTTAACCCCACGACCGGAACAGGCCTACCCGCAAGCTTGGCCATTTCATTAAAAAAATGACGGTATCGACCGTTTTTCTTGGTGGGTATTAAGTGACACTCGTCAACAATGATTAACGAAAAGTCACCTAACTCATGGGCTTTGTTCCACACAGACTGTATGCCGCAAAATAAAACCTTGTTATTGGTCTGTCTTTTGCGTAAAGAAGAGGAATATATACCCGCTTGTGCTTCAGGGTATATGCTATTTAGCTTCTCATAGTTTTGTACCAACAGTTCCTTTTGATGAGCCAATACAATAACCCTACGACCTCCGTACTTTTCCAGCATGTCTTTAATGATGGCGGCAATAACAATAGACTTCCCCGCCCCTGTCGGAAGTACGACAAGGGGGTTAGAGGTTGCATGTATGCCCTTTCTGGCTCTCATCCATTCCCATATCGGTGCTGGGTCTTGGTAGTCTCTAAGCTCGTACATGATTCATCAGAATGGTATATCATCATTAAATGATGCGTTATTAGCTGAAACACCTTTAATGCTCGATGGCTTGTAGGTTTTTACATTGTTTCTGTAAATGACCACTCTATCCTCTGGCTTGGTAACATATTGATTTTCCTTTTCAGTGGCATAATTATCAATCTCGCGCACAATGCTAGCTATAACATTCTGGTCATGTAACTGAGATGTATCAGAAAGCGTTGCAATGCCTAGCGCGTCTGAAACTCTTTTAAGCTTGGTCTTGGCGATATTCTCAGCTTGCTGGTTTTGGTGCTGAATACACAAAATATCATAGATAATGCAACCATTATATTTACCACCCTGAACCACAAGTTTCAGTTTTAAATTACTGCCTGTGTTGCTTTTGTTTTTTACAATTTCAGAGTCAGTAATCTGGACGGTATAATCATCACTGGGGATGGCTGTGAAACCATTAGCCTCAACCACTTCAACATTAGCCGCCACAAAACCTTGTTTCCCAAATACGTCTGCTAAATTTGCACTCATGCGTTTTCTCCATTAGTTAAAAGTTCTTTTTGCTCGTTTTTCGCTTGCTCATAATCCTTCTTCTCATTGGCAGGTATTAGCTGCCAGCAAGCCGCCAACTCCCCCATTGACTTGCAAGCTTGAATCATGACCATAAAATCTATGTCATCTTGTTCCACTTGCTTAGGTTTTTTTGCCTTGGCTGGCGCAGCCTCTTCTGGATCTTCAACCATCTCTGGCTGGACTTCAATGCCTTTCTCTAGCCATCTTAATAACTCTTCGCCCGTCTTTACTGTGATGGCCTTGGGGTCTTTATCAACAAACAAGCCTGTTCTGTCTTTGGATGCAAGTGCGTAATGTCCATCGTGGACAATGTCTAACACGGTGGTTAATTCATACTCCACACCATCCCTTTGCTCGGCCTTCATGCCCAGCTTAACAACGGTCTTTTTGCCTGTGATTGATTCTTGCTGTGCTGTCTCTGTCTTGCTTCTAATGGTGCAAATAATGTGCATTTTTGATTGCAACATTCTGTCTAAAAAAGCTCGGTGTCGCTTATTAGTTTCGTTCCACGCTGACCATGTGTTGCCTCGGTATTTAGAAGCCGCAATCTCATCATTCAGCTCCAAACAACCACCAGAGCCGTTCCACTCGTGCGTTATTGAGTCTATGATAAGGATGTCATAGTTTGCATTTTCAGCCGCATCTATGGCGGCTATAAACCGTTCTGGGGTGTAGGGTGCTTGCAGCTCTAACACATCAAAGTCATGCACGTTTGAATATAAACTAGCGCTACCTTTTTCGGTATCTAACACGGCAACTTTGCCGCCTATGCCCTTGGCTATCAATAAAGAGCCGTAAGTTTTACCTGAGCCACTTGCTCCGGTGATGCCAAGTCGTAGTCTTGATTTTTTACGCTCGGCTTTTTGGAATGTGAATGTCATTGTTTTTCCTTTTCGCTATTCGCTGTTCGTTAAAATGCTTCTCTAAATTGAGAATTAAAAATCTGCTCTCTTGCATACTGCTCGCTATAGCCTTTAAGGTAAAACCTTGATGTGCTTTGCGGCATTAAGCCATTCATGCAGTCGCTTTGCCCTTCCAAATATCTCAGTCTTTTAATGAGTGTTTTTATCATCCTTACCCCTGTGTTGTTTTGCATCTTCTGCCTGACGCCTGCGCTGCATCTCGCGGGAACACTTAGGATGCCCCTTGCCTCGCGCTTTTTTGCAGATTTGACAAATGTTATCGTAGTAATATGGCTGGTAATTCTTTTTAGACTCCCAAGCTATGACCGCCCCTGCTTGTGTGCCGTAAAACTTATTCACCCCTTAAGTCCTCGTAGTCCTCCTCAGCATCCTCAAGCAATATGGCTTCCAACTGCGACAAGCTTTTATCGCCCAGCAAGTCGATGATGTCATGTGCGCCCAAGCGGACTGCTGTTATCTCAACCTCCTCATCAACATGAGGGTCTAACATCGTTTGTGGTTCTTCTGGCTGATAATCGAAATCAATATCTAGGTCAAAACCTAAATAATTTACTGATTCAGTTATATACACACATTA